CAGATGAGTTATGCATTAAAAGCATTGTCCAACGCGAAAGTACTTTGGTATTAGCACCTTGGGCTACTACAGATGCAGTTGGAACAGTTTTATTTAATGCTAATCCTTCACCAATGTTATTTAATCGTGTAGAAATCTTAGATGCAGGGCTCAATCGGAAGGCTCATCGCGTTTATCATACTCCTATGTCTTATGTTGGGATGCTTTTCCAACATTGGCGTGGAGACCTTATATTTGATTTTGACGTTATTTGTACAAAGTTTCATAAAGGTCGTATTAAAATTGGCTGGGATCCCTTGGGTTCGGATGGAACTCTTGCTCTTAATGAGAATGAAGTTTATACCACTGTTATTGACATTGGTGAAACTAATAAAGCTTCAATTAGAGTTCCCTATCATCAAGAATATGAGTTTTCGCGTATGCGTGGCATTACTAGAGACAATTGGTCAGTGGGTAACGCCCTACCATCTAATGCAACTGTTGACAATGGTTTATTGGTACTTTCTGTACTTACTCCACTCATGTCACCTGTCGCGCCTCAAACGGTTTATGTACGCGTTTCTGTCCGTGCTGCTGAGAATTTGGAATTTATTAATCCAGCAGTGGCTCTTGGTGAGAACTCAACATCTGCACCACCTTCTTTCTTTGCTGTCCAAGCTAAAGATGAAGTTGATGTCACTTCGACAGAAGTTACATTGGGTGATAGAGGTTCTAAACATCCTGAGCGTTATTCTCTCAATTTTGGTGAGCGTATCGTCTCTCTGAGAACATTAATGCATAGATATAGCGTTTATGATTATTCTGTTGTAACTAAACAAGCTTCAACTAAATATTCTACATTTGCTAAGTCTATTTGTAGATATCCACCTATGTATGGATATGATCCATCAGGTTTATCTACATTTAATAAGATCTTAGCTGGTGTTGGTACAGCACCGTTTAATGCTAATCCTACACACCCTGTTACATACATTGGTTTAATGTACGGTGGGGTGCGTGGTTCTATGAATTATATTAGTAATATTAGTTCAGATTTAACACCTTATATTGGTGAAATCACTGTACAACGC